TGGGAGAAGGCGCGCGAATACTGCGATCCCGACGTGCAGCAGGAGTGGATCGAACTGCTGGTCAAGTCGGTCGGCCACGACACCCTGGCTGAGGTGCCGGCATCGCTGTTCGAAATGCTGCGGCAGAAAATCATCGCATGGCCGAAGTCGCCGGGCGCCGCCAAGTGGAAAACGCAATGACGGTGGAGATCATCGATTGCGAGCAGGGCTCGCCGGAATGGTATCAGGCGCGGTTGGGCATCCCAACCGCTTCCTGCTTCAAGGATGTGAAAGCGCAGGGCGAGGGCAAGGTGCGTTCCACCTACATGCGCCGCCTTGCCGGCGAGATCATCACCGGCCAACCGGCCGAAACATTCCGCTCGCCGGAAATGGAGCGCGGCAGTCGGATGGAGGATGAAGCGCGCGCCAACTACATCTTCGGCTGGAACAACACCCGGCCGACGCGCGTGGGCTTCGTGCGCCGGGCCTATGTTGGCTGCAGCCCGGATGCGTTGCTGGGCGATGACGGCGTGCTGGAGATCAAGACGCAAAAGCCCGAACTGCTGATTGCCACCCACGACGCCGATCGGTTTCCGCCCGAGCACATCGCGCAATGCCAGGGTGCGCTGCTGGTCACCGGCCGCAAGTGGGTTGACCTGTGCGTGTACTGGCCGGGCATGCCGATGTTCGTGCGGCGTGCCGAGCGCGACGAGGATTACATCGACATGTTGATGGACGAACTCGCCCGCTTCAACAACGAACTACAGGCCATGGTCGCGCGCGTGCGCGCCTATGGGCAGAGGGCGGCAGCATGAAAGACCGCATCCCGATCATCCGCAACGTCCTGCGCAACGATCTGCTCGACCGCATCAAGGAGAAGCACGACCAGTGGTTTGCCGACAGCATGGAGCTCTACAAGATGGGCGGCCTCAAGCCCGGCCAAGCCGTCAACGACGTGATCACCGTGATGACGTACCAAGTCGTCTGGCTGCTCGATTATTATGATGTCGACCTGAACGAATTCATCGACGGCTTGCGCAGCACCATGCACATTTACCGGAAAGCAAATGAGCAATGACCGCGCCCCCGCCGATGTTCTTTGTGTGGAATGGATCGGAGTTGGAGCCGATGGAGAGGTTTTCGCGGCTGGCCGAGCAATCGTTCACATCAGGCCATTGCTACAAGATGATGGTGGTGGAGGAGGGCGAGCGGCGCTCGTCAGAGCAGAACGCCAAGATGTGGGCCATGCTCACCGAATTCAGTCAGCAACTCCAACACGGCGACCGCTACTACGATCCCGAACATTGGAAGGCGATCCTGCTGCACGCCTGGGGGCAGGAGATCGAATTCCTGCCGGCGTTGGATGGCAAGGCCTTCATTCCTTACGGCAACCAGAGCAGCAAAATGCTCAAGCGCGACATGATCAGCTTTCTGGAATTCATCCTCGCCGAAGGCACCAAGCGCGGCGTCAAGTTCGCAGACGATCCGGCCGACCACTTGCGTGATCACAAGGCGTGACATATGGTGTCGCTGTTCTGCCAGAACAGGAGGATCAATATGGCAAAGAAGCGCAAGACAACGGCGACGGTACGCCACCCGTTTTTGTACCGGCTATCGTTCACCGACAAAAGCCCGCCGCTGATCAAGAAGGCTATGGCCCGGGTGCATTACTCCACCCGGCCCGTCACCATCACATTGACCGCCGAGCATGTTCGCAAGTCGATGAAGCTTGGCGGCGCCGGCCGCTCCGACATCTGTGCCGGCGCCATCTGCACCATCGCACATGCACAGTCGTTTCCGCATCCAGTGGTCGGGGGCATGGATTTCCACGCCACCCGCGTATTCATCCCGAGCAAGCGCAATGCCTTTGGCCTGCCCTCCGACTGCTTTGTGTACGAACACAACGCAACCAAGGTGGCTGAACTCAACGACACCCGCGGCGGGCAAGCCAAACTGCTCGAAATGATTGAGCGCGATGGCCCGATCAGCATCGAACTCAAACCCCACCGCGTGCGTTCGATCGTCGGCCGGCCCGGCAAGGGGCGCGGCAAGAGCGGCAAGCGTGCCAAGAGCCTCGGTCGGGGGGCGCGACTGCGCTGGGCGCGAATGCAGTTGGGAGGCCCACCGGCGTGAGCCGCACTGAATTCAGCACTAAGATTAGGGATCAAGCCTATGAACGATCCGGGGGGTTCTGTGAGTGCGGATGCGGAAGACCGCTTGTCGTCGGACAGATCGACTACGATCACAGAATTCCCTGGGATATCAGCCGCGACAGTACACTGCAGAATTGTGTTTGCATGCTGCGCGGATGCCATCGCACAAAAACTAGAGCAGATATCCGCGACATTGCAAAAGGCCGGCGCATCCGACGTAAGCATCGCGGTATCCATAAGCGATCAGGATTTGCGACCAACCGCGACGGGCCATTCAAGCGCAAGCTGGATGGCACCATCGAGAAGCGCCGATGACTAGCCGCGATCACTTCAACCCAATTGGATATGGCACCCCCATGACCGACATTGTCGAGCGGCTGCGCGATCCATCCGGTGACATCTTCCCGATGTGCCGGGAGGCCGCCGACGAGATCGAGCGGCTTAACGATGCCCTGACCGACTACCATCGAATAAAAAAACTTGGCAGGGCAGATGCAGCCGACAACGCGCGGCTGCGTGCGGCGCTGCAAGCCTTGGCCGATGACGACGCCGTCCCACCGTGGATCAGGACGCTTGCCCGCCGCGCACTGGAGCCCAAGCCATGAGGATCGAGGATAGGCTGATGTTGGCAACTATTTGTTTTCTGCAATTACTTACGTTCGGTTTTGTACTGTTCGGGTTGATCCTGCGATGAGCCGCGCACTGGAGCCCAAGCCGTGAGCACCGCCAGCGACACCATCAAGCGCCTGCGCGCCGAACTGGTCCGGCTGGCAGAGGAGAACATCAGGCTGGAACGCACGTTGAAAATTCTAATGCGTAGAAGAGGGCAGACGATGATCCCGAAATATCCGTTCGTCGTGATGGTATGGCGCAAGGTCGGAGGCACCAAGCTGGACCAGCGCGCCAAATCTTTTGAAACGCTCGACACCGCCCACGCCTATGCCGGCACGATCCTGCGATCGACCGATGTGCGCCGCGTGCAGATATACTGCATCCTTGATGACACCTCGCGCGACAGCCAGGGCAACGTGCTCGGTTTCGATCATAACTACCAGCAGGCCGCGCCTAACTAGGCGAGTGCCAGGGGTACACGACCGACACGACATCGTCGGTGCTCACCCCAAGGCTCTTGGCGAGGGCCGGTGAAAGATCCGCCGCACGTCCGGTTTCAGCCTCATGCGGCCCCCAATCGGCCGGGTGCGCCAGCCGCTGCACGCCGGTCTTCTTGTTGGTCACCAGCGCCATCTGGCCGCTGTGGCCTAGCATGTCTTTGGGCGTGATGTCGTAGTCCCATCTGCACGCCACATAGAACACGCTCGGGTCCATGCGCCGGGCGAGCCCGGTGGTTGCCGGCGGCTGATCCTCAAGGAATAGCCAGGGCGCATCCTCCTCCTCATAGAAGAACGCGAGTCCTTCAGATGGTGACACGCCGGTATCGTCGGGCCCGCCGAAAGTCGAGCATGTGCCTTCCGCCGCGAACAGCACATCGCTCGGCGGCTCGGGCGTGGGGCCGGGTTCGCTTTCCTCGCCGGCAATGGCGCCAGCAATGGCGGCACAGATCTCATCATAGTTCTGGTAGTAGATGTCCACATCAGCTTGGCTGTCCACGAAACAGGTTTCGATTAAAATCGCCGGCTCTTCCGTTCCATTGAGGAAGGCCAAATCGGTTCTTTTTTTCGGGCCGCGATTGATCAACCCAGACGCTTCACAAATGCTGTCCACCACCTCATCGGCAATCTCCTGGCCGGTCGAACTGACATAAAGCACCTCACAGCCCATCGGCTTCTGCGTGGTTTCGTAAGCGTTGAAGTGAACCGAAATATCTAGATCCCTGGTCTGGGCATTATGGAAATCAACGATCCGGTTCAGGTTCTCGGACTGATCGTCGGATACGTTGTCGTGATAGGTGGTCACTTGAACGCCCTGCTCGCGCAGATAATCCGCAACGGTTTCCACCACCTTGCGCGCCTCGTCCACCTCGTCGATGTAGCCCGAGGCGCCGCGGATGTGCTTGCCGTGGCCGCTGCTGATGACAACCTTCATGGCGCAAACCCTCCCAGCAGCCGCACCCGCAATTCATTGCCGGCCGGCGCCGATGCGCCGGTGTCAATCGCAATGGCAAAGGTGCGGATGTCTTCCTGCACCACCGGCCGGTCACGCGTGCCAGAGCGGATCTTGAGGAAGCCGGTCACCGTGTCCATGCCGATGATGGCGGTGCCGGCGAACACCGTGCAGGACACCTCCTGGCCGTTTGGCTTCATGATGTCGTTGAAGCCGACGCCGTCGCTCGATGTCTGGAACGTGATGTCGGCAAACGTCCACAGCTTCGGCATGGTGATCTTGATGATGCGCCCGGCGCTGCAGTCGAGCGCATCCGACAGGCTCTCGCCCGCAGAAATATTCGGACCATTCAAAACTTGGATTGCCATTTCATTTCTCCGGTGAGCAGGACGGTGGTTGCCAATCGAGCGCAAATTTGCGCGCGCGATTGTGAGCGTTGATAGCGTTGGTGGTTCCTACTTGCGCCCTGGCCGGCTGATCGTGCTGGGGGTCTTTCTGCCAGATGTCGAATAGGTGCGTCATCGCTTTCTGCAGGCCGTCATCGATGCCCTTGAGCGCAATGTCGCGGATACGCTCGCGCTCGGTCGGCTCGATGCAGTCATAGGCGACCTTGCTCACTGCTTCGCGTTCAAAGAACGCGAGCATGGCAAGCGTGATGGCCACTGTAGTGAAGGCGACGACGATGCCGATAAACCGCTCTTGGTTCATGATGGCCACAACGGAACGCCCGAACCGGCGAATAGCCGCCACAGGATCAGGATGGCCACCAGCACCAGCACAACGCCGAGGATCACGATCACCATGTGCGGCAGCACAATGCCGATCGCGCCCAGCACCCAGACGATCAGGTAGAAGCACAGCGCGAGGCCGCATAGATAAATCAGGGCATAGATGATGCGCTCGACCATGGTTGCCTCCCGGTCACAGATTGTGGTAGTCTGGCCACATGAGGAAAAAGCCAAAACCCCATTCCGCACGCTGGCTGAAGCGTCACGGGTTCACCAATGGCCTTTGGCGATTGGAGGAGCGTGATAAGGCACGCAAGCCGCCCCCGCTCAAGGTGGTGGCGCTGCGGCTGCGCTATCGCGTCGAGGACACTAATCCCGGCGATTAGTGTCGACCGGCACTGGTGCCACACTCAGCAGCGGCCCACGCCGGCCGGGTGCGTTCTGTCCCATGATGAAACGGTGCAGTACGTCCTGCGGGCTCTCGCCGGTCTTCGCCGCGGTGAGCCGGATGCGATCCTCCAACACCTTGAGGAAGGGATCGGCCGAGGATTTCAGGCCGGTCTGCTCGCCGCCGCCGATCCAGGCCGAGGCCTGATACTGCGCCGGCGTCATCCCCAGCTTGCGCGCCTCCTCCTGCTGTAGCCGCTCGATGAAGCCGTATTCGGTCTTGGCCGGCTTATTGACCGGCCGGCCCTTGGTGTCGGTCATGCCCCACAGCCGCGCGTTATGGGTGTCGACCGTGACCGGCATCTGATTGCCGGCGAGGTTCTCCACGAAGCTTGCCGGCTTCGGGTTCTGCAACACCGGCCAGCCGCCCTCGTTCAAGACGTTGTTGGCGTTCTGCACATGTAGCCGCTGGGCGATGTGGCCGTAGGGCGACGGCAGCGGTTCAACCAACGCATTGCCGGCCCTGGCCGGCAGCGGCTCGCCGCGCTGCGCCAGGCCGTAGTAATAGGCGGCATTACGCGCGTTCTCAGCAACCTTGGAGCGCGGTGAGGTCGCCGCCACCATGTCGAGGTACTGCCGGTAGGCCGCCTCGCCCTCTGGGCCGCGCGCCTCGATGAAGGCCTGCCGCAATGGATCGGTGTTGTACCACTCGATGCCGCCCTGCTCGGCGCCGCGCTTCACCACCTCGTTCACCCGCGCAACATTGGCCTTGTCGGCCAGCGCCTGCGTGCGCTCGGGCACGCCGCGGGGTGCATCGTATCGCTGCAGATCGCGCTGCGGCACGTCAGGCACCTCGCGCAGTTTGGAATAGTCGAACAGCGGGGTATCGGGTGATCTGAGAGCCGGCTTGGCGACCTGGGGAATTGCCGCCCGCCTAATTGCCCCAGCGCCCAGCACCGCGCCTTCCATCGCCGGCGCCACCAGCGGAGCGCCCGCGGCGCCGATCGCCTGCTGCACCACCGGCCCGGCGTCGTAATATTCGTTGCCGTAGTGCTGGATCTTGCCGCCCTCCTCGAACGCCCGCCGGGCGCCCTCGTTGAGCCCGCCAATGACGGCGGGGATACCGTAGCCGCCCTCCACGAAACGTGTACCAGCGCCCTCCTGCCGGCCCCTGCGGCCCGTCCTGGCGGCGGCGGCCTCCCGTGCTGCCTGCGCCTCTGCCGCGGCACGCTCGGGGCGTCGGTCCTCGATGTTGCTGCTCTCGGGCCAACCCGCAAGCGCGGCCGTAAACGCCTCTGGATTGACCGGAATGCCGCCGCGGCCGAACTTGGGATAATCCTGCGTGGTCGCGCGCAGATAACGCCGAACCTCGTCGTTGTTCACAACGGTGCCGTCGCGGTCGGGCACGATCACTTCGGGGCCGCGCTCGCCCACCACATAGGGCCGATCCTCCTCCACCGGCCCGCCGGCCTGGCGGCCGGGGATGCGCTCGGCCCCCTGCTGCGCGGCAGCGCGGGTGACCGCATTGCTCACCCGCTGCATGATTTCCAGATTGCGGGCATTGCGGGCAAGCTGCCGGATGCCGGCCTGCAACACCGCCGGATCTCGCGACATCATCAGCCGGGTGATGTGCCGCGCCATGTTGGCGTCAGCGCCCTTCTTGAGGCCGCCGGCGAGCGCGCTGGTGATGCCCGAGGTGGTGGGGTCAAAGCCGAGATAACCGCCACCAGCGGCCCCCGCAGCGCCCGCCCCCAGCAGTTGCATCACGGTCGAGGAGTTGCCCTGCACTGCCTCCTTCAGCTTCTGCATGATGGTTTCGGCGTGCAGCACGGCCTGGAATTCGCGCGCCCGCTGCGGGCCGAGCGCAATCGCCAGCTTGTCGCGGGCCTCTGCATCGGCGCCGATAATCTTGGTGATATCCCGGTTGTCCTTGGTGGCGTTCAGAACATCCTTTGTGCGGGATATGAAGCCGTCGCGAAACAGCGCCCGCTCAGTGGTGTTCATGCCGGCCAGGGCCGCCCGTGCCTCGTTGTTGGCAAACCGCTGGGTGGCAAAATTCTGCCCGGCCTCAAGCGCATCGCGCGCGTCGAAGAAGCCGGCCGCCGTGCGCCTCGCGGTTCTGTAGGCTGGCACCAGCCTGTCCAATTCGGCATTGAGTGCGGTGGCCAGGCCGCCCAGGCGCATGTCCTCCTCGCTGCCGCGGGGCGCCTTGCGCGCCGCATCACTCAATTCGCGGCGCACCTGATCCCAATAACGCAGATCCGGGTAGGTCGGCACGCCGGTCGGCCCGCGGTTGAACTGGATAACACCGCTGGGGCTGAAGCTGATCTTGGGGTTAAAGCCCCCCATGCCGCGCCGCACCGCCTCATCCTGGCTGGTCTTGATCGCCGTCCGCATGGCGTCACTGACGCCCTGGCTGCTGGCCAGCCGTTCGAGCTCCGGTGTCCACAGGCCGCCGGCACCCTGCCGCTCGGCCGCCTGATAGGCTTGGCTGGTTGCGGTGCGCCGGGTGGCGTCGAGCGCCTGCTGCTGGGCGTGCGCGTTGGGAAAGGCAAATTGATTATCCAGCCACGAAATTGCCCGCGCGCCCTGTGCCTCGCCCCGGGCATTGAGCGCCTGGTTCATGGTTTCGCGCGCTTCGGGCGAGATATTGGCCGCCGATCGCGCCAGCTTGCGCCCGGGCTCGCCCAGCACATCGCCGATCACCGCATCGGCCGGCGCCTGCCCGCCGACGAATTGCCCGGTGGTGATCCGGTTGATGCCGGTGGGGTCCGAATGCGATGCCTGCTGCAGCGCCCGACCGATCGCCCGCTCGCTGGCATCGCCCGGCGTGAACAGCCCGCGCGCCACGCTCACCGGGTAGGAGATCGCCGCGCCGGCGCCGCGCGCCAGGCCCTCGACCACCGGCGTAGCGAGGCCGCCGATCGCGCCGCCCACCGGAGCGCCGATTGCCGCGCCCTTGAGGCTTCCCTCCAGCCCCTCGCCCTCGCCAAAGCCGGTCAGCGCGCCCGTCAGCGCCCCCGTCTTGGCGCCGGCCGCCAGCCGGCCGCCCCAGCCCAGCATGGTCGGCGCGCGGGCTGCGAAGCCTACTGGGAGCGTGGCCAGCGCACCCCCCACCTGGCCGCCAATATAGGCGCCGGGGTGCTCCTGCTCGATCTGCTTGGTGGAGGCGCGCTCGCGCTCGGTCGCCGCCTTGTAACGGGCCTCAGCCTCGGGATCGCCGGCCAGCTTGCGATAGGCGCCGCGCGCCAGGTAGCCCAGATTGGTCAGCGCATCCCGGCTGTATTTGTTTTCCGGGCCGCCACCGCCACCCGCCTCGATCAGCCCCTGCCCCTCATCGCGAAACCCGAACGAAGCGCCCTGCATGATGCCGCGGCCGACCGCCTCCCCTGTGGTGGTCGGTTTGTATTGTCCGAGCGCCTTGGCAATATCGTCCTGGGAGAAGTTGTCAGGAAAATCGTGCTTCTGGCCCTCGAATTCGACGATCATGGCATCGGCACCGGATTGCCTTGGTCATCACGGCCCCACTTGACCGTGCCGCTGGAGCCGCCGCCACTGCCCTCGCCGTCCTGCTTCTTCGATGGCAACGGTGGCGGCTTGTAGCCGGGGCCAACCTGTTGCTTCATCCGCATGATGGCGTCGTCACGCAGTTGCCGCTTGTAATCGATCCGCTCGGGGGTATCGCCGGGCTGCGGGAAGTAGACCTTCTCCTCGCGATAGTATTCGGCGTCGTGCACGGTCGCGCCCGACACCCGCCGCAGGAACGCATTGAGGAAGGCGTCTTTGGCGGTCTGATATTGCTTGTAGTCGTTGGGCAGCGCCAGCGTGTTGCCGACCCAGCCGCCGTAGCGTTCAACCCGGTTCCATACCGGGTCCAGACCCTTCTTTTCCGTTTCCGGGTCCAGCATGCTCTTGGCAATTTCCATCTTGCCGGCAAACAAGTTGGAGTTGCCCTGGGCCTCGGTCATTTCGCCGGATGCCACCTTGGCGGCGGTGGTGGCGATGTGGTTCGTCCACGCCTTGCGGCCGGCTTGGTTCAATCCCGGTGGCGGTGTCACCACCTCGCCGTTGGGCATGGTGACGGCCCCACGAGGCGCTGCAGCCGTCGCGCCCGCCGTGGGCGGCACGCTGAAGCCGCCGGCACCCTTGCCGTAGACCGGCGCATTGGCGCCGGACCAATTGGTGACCGGCGCTGCAGCGGCTGCGGTGCCGCCCTGATCCGGCAATTGCGGCGGCCGGATCTGGCCGGTGCGATTGTGCTCCTGCACCGTGATCTTGCGCTCGCCCTCGGGATCACGCGGGTCAATGATGTCCTTGAGTATCCAGGCGCCGGGATCGGTCTTGCTGGCGTAGTAGTTTTTCATGAACTCGCCTTGCTGCTCTGGCGTAGCGTTAGGCCCGAGCACGTCGCGCATGGCGCGTTGAGCGTCGGTGATCTGCAGATTGGCCTGCGCCTGTGCCCGATCGGCCCGATGCTGTTTGAGTGCCGCTGCGGCTTGTGCCGTGCGCGCGTCGAGCCCGGCGCCAGCCTGGAAACCTTGCAGCGCATTGCCCCAGGAACTCTGCCCCTGCAGCGGGTTGGATGGCTGCAGCAGACCGAGGCCGAGCCCGATCAGCGAATTCGACCGGCTTTGCAGCGCATCAGCAAAACTCGACGGCTCGCCGGCGGCATCCCTGGGGTTGAACATATCTACGAGGCTGTTCGCCATTGTCTTCTGCCTCTGCTGTGGTGGCCCCGATGCCATGGCGGTTTCGGTCGGGCTCTCACCCTCGCCGGTCGCCCGCCATGCTTCCGGCATGCCGATCGGCCGCAGCGCCCGGTCGGCTTCGTCGCCCTCCAACGGGATCACCGTGCGGCGGCCGGCGTCAGCCTGCACCGCTGCCGATGCTGCTTGCGGGCTATAGCCGCGGTAGTCGCCGGCTGCGACATCAAGCTTGTCGGGCCGCCCCCGGAACGCCGAGCCGGTGTCGTGCACGTATCCCGTCACGTCGGGCAGCGTGTAGGACTTCTGATCGAGCGGGCTGGTGTAGGTCAGCGGCCCCATCTTGACGGTCTGGCCGTAGCGGGAGGGATCACCCGCCAGCGTCACGAATGGCGATGTCCCTAGTCGAACGTCATCGAGCGTGGACGGCTCGCGCCGGCCGGTCCCTGGATTGGGCCGTGAGGTTTCGAAGCCGCCCTCCATACGATCGCCAGGCCCGGGCGCGTAGTAGGTCACCCGGCTGTTGAACGGCCCGAATGGATTAGGCGGTGGAGGTCGGATCAAATCCCACAAGCTGGGGGAGGGCATCAGAGCAGCCCGAGCAGGCCGCCGCCGACCGCACCAATGCCGGCGCCCACCGGCCCGCCGAACGAGCCGCCAATGCCCGCGCCCGCGGCCGCGCCGCCGAACAGTTTCTGCATGGTCGATGGCTGATTGATCGGTGTGGTTTGCGTCCCGAACTGGGTGCCGCCGAGGCCACCGGCACCGCCAGCAATGGCGTTGAGGCGGGCCACTTGCTCCCATGGCCGCGCCTGCTGCGCGTTGAACAATTTGATCTGATCGTCGAGCGCCTTCTGGCTGCGCTCGTTGTAATACTGCCCCAGCCCCATCAATGACTGTGCCGGCGCCATTCGCGCCGCATCCAGCGTCGGCATCAATTGCGCCCATTGCCCGGCGCGCTGCAGGCCCTGGCTGTAATCTTCCGCCAAGATCGGGTTTGCCGCCTCGGCCATCGCGCGGGCCGCCACATCGGTGTGTGCGCCCGAGCCATAGCGCCCGGCGCCGGACATGCTGGAATTGATCTTGTCGCTGATGCGCCGGTTGCTGGTGTTGAGGAGGCCTTCCAGATAGGGGTTGGTCCCGCCGGCGTCTTGGATCTGCTGCAAGCCCAGTTGCCGGGCCGCGTTGACGCCGGCCGAGCCGGTGTAGGCTTCCGGGGTCATCATGTAGGCAAGACCCTGCGCCCCGGTCGTGAAATTGGGATCGAGCCCCGCCTGCGTCTGCCCGGTATACGGCTGATAGCCGACATCGTTATCCGAATAGTACCGGCTTAGGTTGAGCGACTGCTGCAGATTATTCTGCGCTGGCGCCCATGGGTCGCGGGTTTGCTGGGTTTGCTGGGTAACTGGGGTTTGGCCGCCGCTGCTCATAGCGGTTTCTCCATGATGATGTGCTTCAAGTGATAGCCGTTTTTCTTGAGATAGCGCGACCAGCCGGGGCGGCAGATCGGCCGGCACATGACACAGCCGGCAGCGCGCAGCATCTGCTCGAGTTCAGGCAATAGTTGCTGCCATTGCTCGCGGCTAAATCCAGCCGCCCAGATCAGGTCGCCGATGCTCTTGCCGTTTTGTAGATGGACGCGAACGCCGATCAGCGCCTGCGCCTTGTCGCCGTCCATGATCAGCACCAGCCGCACCTCGCGCCGGTGGATTTGCCCGAGCAGGTCGACCACGCTCTCATGTGACCGCTTCGCAATGCGCGGCAAGAACGGCAACCAAAGATGCGCCCAGGCTTCGTGCTCAGTCAGTGGGACGGCAACGAGGCGCACCCCTACGTCCTGAATTCGGTGATGAGGACAAAGCCGGGCGAGCCGTTGCCGCCCTGGAGGTTAAAGCCGTTGCTGTGCGCCTCTGCCCCCGCACCACCAGCGCCGTAGCCGGTGGCCGCCAAGCCATTCACGGCATCGCCGCTATTGAGGATTTGAGCGGCGCCGCCACCGCCGAAGATCGAAC